CCACCGAATTCATGAGCAAGCGCCCCGTTTAAACAGCTTTTAATATCTTCTAGATAAGGAATGATCGTATCTAACCAAAAGATTTTTCTTGCTGTTTCAATGTTCGCAAGTGTCGCGTCGTCATAGACTCCGACGATCGGTGGCGGGACTTGAAAGATTGAACATATTTCGGATCGTGTGAAGCGTCGTGATTCGATAAAATCCATTTCGGCAGGTGATAAAGACATTTGTGTCCATTGTGCGCCCGCTCCTAAAATCCACGGTGTGCGCCCGTTCTCCATACCTTGATGTTGTTCGCGTACCATTGCGCGGGCTTCCTCCCACTGATCGCGTGTCAATGTCTGATCGAACGAAAAAATCCCGTCGGTGATCGCTCTATTTTGTAAGCTGACTTTGTTCCATGTCACCGCTTCGACGTCGGTGTCAATTACTTTCGCCCCTGCTTGCATTGGACTCATTCCTACATACGGATTCGACGGATCAATGAACATGTTATGAATTATGTCGTTCGGTTTGATCTGTTGCTTGATCTCGCCCGCTTCATAAAGATAATGGTCAATGAATTTCGTGCGGTGTGGGACGACTTTCATCGCGTCTGTAGGTAAAGCCCATAATTCCGCAACTGTTCCGCCCGCTCTGACTTTTGTAAAATAACTGTTTCCGCCTAAATATAAATTGATCGTCATTCGTTCGATCAAGTCTTTTCGTGTCATGAATGGATTTGGCTTTTCGATTAAAGCTGTCAAGGGATGATCTTGTATTTCCTCCCATGCTCCGTTACGTTTCTTTGTGTACGTTTGCCACGGGACGGATGCGCTTGCCTTTGCAATGGCGTTAATACATGCGTAAACGTATGTGCTGGACTTATAGCCATACTTGATCGCGTTTTCTGTCGTCCAGTCATTCCATACAGGCGTGTTATTTTTCCACGACGGTTGTAATTGTGAAAAAGTGTATTGTTTTTTAAACATCTGCTTCCATTTTTCAAACGCCATTTTCAATCATCCCCCCTGTGCATTCGCGAAATAAAATAAAGTGTTGCGCCTATTAAAACAATCCATACAAGTAAACTCATTTGTCTTTTTTCACTTCCTTAATGATTAACGCTGTCTGAATTGATCCGATAATCGTTGCTAAGATCGTCGCCTTATATAAAAGGCGATAACTGAACTTTCTGTACTGTTTGCGCGTTATGATCGGTGTTAAATCCTTTATGATCTTTTCAAGCTTTAAATATTGTTTTAAATATTTATAGAACTTTTCACAGTTCTTCATATGGCTCACTGGTGATCTTGAAAAGTTGTGAAAGTGTGATATCGCTTTTTGATCCTTTCGTTCTATTCCAAAAACGGTCAATGATTCGTAGGTTTCGACGGTGGCTTATGATTTCAACGGGAACGGCATTGTCGTACCCGTCACGGATTGAATAAACATGGTCGATCTCATAACCCTTCGGAACGTCGGGAAATACCTTAGAAGCAAGATAACGCGCTCTGTGGCTGTAGCTTTCAAAATCCATTCTGTATCGCTCCTTTATGCACGACCGATAAAGATGTCGTTCGGCTTTTGTAGTCGGTTTAAGGCTTGTGTCATGCAATCGACTTGATCGTCGTGAGCGCCATTTGGAAAGCTGGCGCATTCTTCGATAAAGTCATGAACCCACGGTGCAAGTGTAGGATCGGGAATAAATACGTTCCCCGCTTCGATTGTGGGCTGTACTGCATAGGCTCTTGCTACTTTTCCGCCTTGTGGCTCAACTGGAATTAATCCGCTTATTTCGTGCTTTAAGAAATCAATAATCGCTGAACCGTTTGCTTTGTCCTCGATCAATTTAGTGTGTGCTTTTGGATGTTTTGCATTCAGTGTTCGAATAGCTGTGACGGTGCTAGTAAATCCCATGCGTTCGCGAACTTGATCCAACAAATATTTATCTGCGCCTTTTCGCCCCCATACTTGCAAAACGCAAAAATCCGTGTCCGCCTTATCCTTGAATGTGGCGTCTACGGATATAATTTGTTCTTCGAACGTGGGCGCTTGCTTGTAGAATTGAAACCATGACCGTTTGATTATGTTTCCTTCCATCGCGGACGGTCTTTGTTGATATAAAGCATTCCACGACTGCGATCCGACCGATCGTTTCGTTTCATCGATCCACGCTTTATCAAAACCCTGTTCGCTCCATAATGGATCGCCTATGTTGCGCCCTAATGCGTCGTTTTCTTCTGCTTCTGCTGGAAGGCTTATGACCTCCCATTTATCCGCTTCTTCTTTGAGAATGCGCCCGCAAAGATCGTCTTCATGCCATCGTGTGTTAATGATAATAACCGCCCCGTCCGATGTGAGACGCGTTAACATTGAATTCCGATATTCGTCATAAATGCGATCTCTATAAACACTAGAATTCGCTTCCATTCTGTTTTTAAATAAATCATCTGCAATTAATAAATGCGCCCCGTGTCCCGTCAATGATCCGCCTAATCCGCTGAATAGTGCGCCCCCTGTATTTCCTGCGATCGAAAAGTTTGTCGTTTGATTATTGTCTTTCGCAAGTTCGACCCCGAAAATATCGCGTCCGAATTCTTCAAGCTTTGCTCTATTCTTTCGCCCGAATTGTCGTGAAAGGGTATCGCCATAACTTGTCGCGATCACGCGTCGTTTTGGATCGCGTCCTATAAACCAACTAGGAAACGTTTCTGACACTGTTTGGCTTTTTCCATGTCTAGGTGGCATAAAGATCATTAAACGCTTTAAAGACCCCTTCTCGATCCTCTCAAGTGCATTACAAATAAGCTGATGATGTTTGGCGACTTTATAATTACCGTGGTGGGTATATTCGCAATAAAAAGCATAGTCATTCTTCGCTAATAATTCCCATTGCCTTTTTACGGGTATTGTGTCCATAAAAAAACACGCTCCTTAATCAAGCGCGCTTTGTCTTCTGTATAGCTGTTTAAGAAGATCGGCACTTTCTTGATCGGTCGTGATCTTTTGTTCTATATACACTTCTTCACGGTTTACATTTTCATTCTTCATATTGGCGTCGATGTCGACTTTCTCTTTTCGACCCCAACGATTCGGAAAGCGTCGTTCTAATCTCCACGCGCTGGCTTTCCAATCTTCACGACTTGCCTTTTTAATATTTGCTAAGTCGTCCGCTTCACTTTGTGCCATCGCTTCTTTTACTGCGTAGCTAAATTCAACATAAATCTTTTCTTCGACCTTGCCTTTTAGTTTAGGATTCTTAAAAAGTCTTTCCTGTTCTCTCGCTCCACGTTTTAACCAGCGATAAAGACTATTCTTGTCAATTCCTACAACTGCGGACGCTGTTTCAATGTAATTACCTTCTCGAATTAACTCCGCAATTTGATCTATAAGTTCATAATTTAATTTTGTCGGTCGTCCTCTTTCAGTCATTTTTATTTGCTCCTTTTATGTCTTAAATCATGATGAAATGACCATAATAGTAGTGTTGTGGTTAGCATTTCTTTTGTTGGTTACTAACATTCCCTTTATATGTACTAAACGCAGGAAAGAAGACGAGAAGCAGAGACTCGTCTTTTTTTGTGCATAAAAAAAAGCCACCCCGTGCGAAGGTGACTAAGTAAAAGAAACGCCCCAAAGAAAGGAAGAGTTATCCAAAGGAGATAACTTTAAAGAATCATGATGTTAGTATGTCCCGCATTTCCAAAATTAACTGCAATAATTATGATTTAAAACTGCATTATAGAGAAAGCAGATTTGATAGGGATATCGCAAGTTTATTTGCAAGGCGAATTCGAAGATCAAAAATTGATCTCTCGCTTGCCTTCATAGCGTCCGCGATTTCATAAAAAGACATTCCTTGAAAATAGCGTAAATCTACAAAGGTTTGTTCTTGTGCGGTCAAAACTGCAAGCGCGCTGTCTATGCTTTCCACGATCATTTTTGACATGGCTATTTGTTCATGTAAATCTAGCGCCCGTTTCGATTCGATTCGATCGATCGCAAACTTTTCCGTCGTGCTGATCTTGAATGCGCTTCCATTTGACGGATCACTTTCGAAGCTGGCTGTCACATTCGGGAACAAATAAGAAAGCTGTCTTTCGCAGTTAATTATATTTACTTTGTAGGTGTGATATTTTCTGAGAAAGTTCTCGACGATCCTTGTTTTCTCTTTCTTGTCGTTCATGTTCTAACCTCTCAATCGTTTTCAATATTTCCTCTTGACTGAGATATTTTTTTAAAATGTCGTCTAGCTCTTTCATCTTTTCCTCGACCATTTTTTCAGTAATTTTCATTCCATTTTCTCCTTCGCTGCTTTTCCAGAAATATCCGGTTAATTGTTTATAAATGCTTCAATTTCCACTTGCAAACATTCAAGACACGTCACATCTTTAATCGTGGGATTAATCATGGCTGTAGAAATGATTTTGTCGTCACTTATGAAAAAGATCGGCTTCACGATTAACGGTTTATAATTGCTTGTTTCCTCACAATAGTTACACTTCATCACTAGGCAAAATCCCTTTCAAGTAATGTAAAACATTTGTGCCTTCCTGCTTGACCTCTTTACATTCATCGTTAAAAAAGTGATACGGGATCGACGCGCGATCGTTTTTACTCGCCCACTGTACAAATTTTTCAAGCGTCATTAAAAACACTTGCTTGTGAAAAACGAATTCAACTAGGAAAAAAGCTTTCCCGCCTTGCGCTGACCATTCATCTAAAAATTTAAGTTGATGTGCTTCAATGTTCTGCAAGGCAAAACGCGTTTTGTTTTCCGTGCTTTTTGCGTCGAATGCAATCGGTCGCCCGTTCGCGATCCCTATATAATCGACGGTGCTTTTTGTTGCTGGATATGCTGAAACGATTTCCCGTTTTTTTGTCATTGGATTAAATGACCGCACGACCCGCCAATCTGTCGGCACTTTCTGAATGATCGCTTTTTTCTCTAGTGCATATGTCATATTAGCCCTGTTAATTAATTCTTCAAATTGCATTCCAAGATTCGCATTTTTCATTTTGTAAACCTCATGTCTTTACCTGTGATTTTATAAATCTCTAGGTCTTCATTGAATTTCGAGAAGTTCCGTTCACCTAAATGCAAAACCGCTTGATCGCTGTTTAAATTGCTGGTGTAAAGTGTGTGAAGTCCGATCCTTGAATTTACAATTTCGAAAGTTTTTTCTGTTCTCCAATCCGTTTTGTTTTCTGCTCCGATATCATCAAGTATTAGCACGTCGACGGTTTTTAAAACGTCCAGTATTTCGGCTTCTGTTGCCCCGTCGCCTTTGAACGTGCTTTTAATCTTTGTCATGAGTTGCGGAACGTCTACAAAAATAACCGTGTACCCCTTTTCGATAAGTGCTTTCCCTGCGCTTATGACAAGGTGACTTTTTCCCGTTCCGTATTCGCCCGTTAATAAAATGTTTTTGCTTTCCTGCGGATCAAATAAATTCACAAAATCGACCATCGCCTTGAAAGCTTCGACCTGACTTTCGTTTTTCGGCTCGAAGTTTTCGAAGGTGGCTTTTCGTAGTTTTGGCGGGATCAAAGAATTCATGTCGAAAATGTCCATCGCATGACGTTGTTTTAAACGCTGGTGATTTTGCCATGCTGAATGAGCAAGTTTTTGATCCGTGCATTTGCACCCCTGTTTATACGTCATTGGCATTCCTTTGTTCGGACCTCCTACGGTGATCGCTTCAAAGATCATCACCGTTTGCCCGCAATGGCATTTATAAGGCTCTCCAAGCTGTTTCGGTGCTGGTATATCACCAATTAAGGTCGAGATCGCTGTACTTGTGTTTTTGCGGTTGTTTTTCGCTGTCATGTGTTCCGCTCCTTACGTTGTTTTCTTGTTCCGCCTGATCCTTTGTTTTGATCCCCTTTTTGATCCAACTGTTCAAAATGCCCGTCAAGTAATTAAAATGACCTGAAACCCGACTTGCCTTGTCAATAGCAAGACAGATCATGTCGATGTTTAACCCGTCATTGTCTATGTATTGATTAAGCGCTTGAATTTGCTTCGGTGTGGGCTGTTGTCCATACGAAATATAAAAGTCGTCAAAATAGCTAGTGTTTCGCGCGCGCGTGTTGATATCTGCTGGTATTATATCTTGTAATACATTATATCTTTTTGTTTCGATAAAGCCTGTTTCGTGTTCCGCAATGCGTTCCGATATAACAGATGTTTTTTCTTGTAAACCTTGTAACCGCGCATAGTTCGGGACGGAAAACAGTGTTCCGCAATCAAGCTGTTTCGTGCAAAGGAGGTGTTCCGCAATCAACTGTTCTATTGCCCGTTTGATCGTAGCGATTCCATACTGTTTTTT